CTATGATTGCACCATTGACTTGTTGGTCTAATGTTTCAAAGAAATCATCAGTATTCATGTCCATGACTGCACCTTGTACGCTTGTACTTTCGGGGGCCTCAGTGGCGTTACCTACTTGTTCTGACATACTAATCTCCTTTTTAGAGTTTTGTTAATTTAATGAACATTGTAAATAACTATCAAGAGTTAATGTTACTCATTTTTAGCAACATCTTCCTTAGTAGATTCCATGTCCATTGTCATTTGGTCTCGCATTTTCTCAAACTCAACTTTTAACATTCCTCTCAGAAGTTTTTGTTGAGCTTCAGTTTCGAGAACATCTTTTCGTATTTCATTAGATGCATCGCCAACTTTCATTTTAATACCGGCTTGCACTAATTGTCTTTCTAATGTCTCAATAGTCCCATCTTTATCTTTTAAAGCCTCTTCCATAGAAGATACCTGTCCTTGCAATTGAGAATAAACAGACTTTCTTTCAATTACTTGTTTCTTATTTCTTATGTCAGTTTCAGCTATCATAGCTATATCATCTATAAGACCAGCTTGGAACCATTTAAAATATTCTTCTAATAATGCCCATCTATTTACTGGCATTGTAGCTCCCGCTACAACTCTTACATCAAATCTCGCACTTGCATAATCTTTAAATCTTCCTATTGCTTCTCCATAATCATTATATATTTGGATATTAATTTTTACTTCTTTTTCTTGCTCCTGCGGAGATTGTCCAGCTTCTGGTTGTACTATTCTAAACACTTTCTCAACTGAATAATGTCTTTGAGCCTGCATTTGAAAACATCTACCAAGATGCTCTAAGGCAGGTTCCACAACGCTTCCCATCCAAGCCTTTAACCTACGAGTCCCAAATTCATCATTTGCTAATAGACCTCTATATGTTTCTGCTTGGTCTTGTGCAAATCCCATCATAGCTGAAGGAACTCCACTTATATACTCAGCATCTGATTTGCCTTCCTGAACCACAGTATAAAATGCATTATTAATTGGGGCTGGTAATATAGGAGTTGGAGTAGCAAATCCTTGTCTATATTTTAATAAAGCACCGGGAGATGATGAATATTTCTCCCATTCTTCTTCAGGGACAGCTCCTTCTTCATACATCCATCTTAAATTAGATGCTAAGTTTGCATTATGAAGCATTATCTGGTGAGCTTTATTTATTTCTTGTTGCTTTCCTATTAATGGAGTGACCGCACTCATTGGATATGGAGTTCCAGTATACATATATGGTATGGGAACAATTGGATACTCTCTTATAGGCAAAGTATATTCATATAAAAACACATCATCTCCAGCACTACAAGTCTGAACTACCCTATTTTCGTAAAAAACAACTGAATCAACAATATTCTTTTTTAAGTTTTTATTATTTATTAAAAGTTTATATTGAGACTCAGGCATCACTTCCTGTTTAACTATTGTAGCCTCATCCCTAGCTCTTGATATTAATTCCATCTCTTTTTCTCTAATAGCCTGAGCAGCCATTTCCTGAGATTTCTTAATTTCTAACTGAGCTCTTTCGGGTATAATTTCCCCAGATTGAACAGCTTGTTCAATTTTTATTTGTTTTTCTATAAGACCAACTTCTACTTCTTCCCTAAATGACTGAACTTCTTTTTCTACTTGCTCTTTTAACCTTAAAAGTTCAGCTTTAGATGGCTCAATTTTTATATAGACATTTCTATATTTGAATTTCTTTTTATGATAAGTTTCATAGTATGGAACAATATCCTCATCTTCAGCTTCTAGACTTATACCCATTGTAATATCTTCAGGCTGAATTGTTTCACCTAAATCCGTATCTCTCTGAGAATAAGAGACTACGTCAGTGCTTTTAGCAACTTTTTTAATCTTAGCTGCAAATTCTGGGAGCATATTAATAAGACGAGACCTAGCAATATTTTTACGGACTTGAATAAAATTAGCATCTCTAAATAAAAAGTCCCTACTTGCTGGGTCAACATATACATCATAAGGGTCAAGTCTACTAAATCTTACTTCTCCCATCCCCCTATCGGCATCTTTGTCAACATCTACAAGAAAATATCCAACACCTTTAGTCAGAGCATCAAGAGCAATCTGGCTATACAAAGATTTACCATTAGATAAGTACCAACAATAATCTGCAATATCTGAATGTACTTGAGCCACATCTACATCATCTCCAGTAGCTCCAACTGCTTTCCATTTCGGATTATTAGCAGTCACGAAGTATTTCATTATCTCTATAATAGGAGTTACCCTATTAATAGTGAATGTAGGCATGCCAGATTCTTCTAACTGGTCTTTTTCTTCCTTAGATAATTGCTCATTGAGATAAAAATCATATCCCTTCTGAGAGAGAGTTTGCCATCTTTGTCTATGAGAATTATTTGCCCTATCCCATAATTGTTTATTTATATGAGCTTTTGTTTTTTTAGTTGTTCTTGCCATTATTCTTTTATCTCTACATGAACTAAATCATCGAAATTATTATCTGCTATCTCTCCATCAGAGTCCCAGTCGCCACCCCAGCGGATATTAACATTCATTTGTTTTCCTATGCCTCTCAGCATACCACCCATATAATGAAATCGTTCTCTATCTTTCCAATCAATCGGGTAAGGAGCGAGGTCAACAGCTTTTCCTTCTATGTGTTTGGAATATCTAGTTTTAGTTTTCCCCTGTGCTAACAATTGCTCCTGCCGCTCCTTACTCCGAAGTCCTTCAATAATGGTAACATCCATTATCTTTATAAGCTCATTTAAAACATTAACAAGCTTAACATTTACACCTTTTAGACGCTCTTTGGAACGCCTACCGAATCTAGGCATCTACTTCTTAGCGCAACTATAAGAACGACCCTGCCAAGAAAAGCTCTTAGCTCCACCTTTGCAAGCTGATTTAAACTTAGACCTAAAATCACCGGCTGCCTTAGAATCTTTCTTATACTTAACGTATGTACCGCCTTTGGTTGCTTCAGCTCCAACAGCTCCTCTTGAGACTTTGCCTGAAGCTTTCATCTCTTTTCGCTGTTTACTTCCACCTTTGTCATAGACTTTCTTAGAAACTTTAGAGCCTTTTGCTCTTCCAAATCCAGCAGTTACTTTGCCTTTTTTTGCAAGCTTCCTCACCCTATGTTTCGATACGGCTTCTGATAATCTTTTTCTTAATCCCATTTTAATACCCTTTTTAGTTTTATGCTATTAGCCAATTTTTTGCTTTCCTTTTTGGCTTAAACCATGTTTTTTTCTTTTCATCCTTTTTCATATTTGGTGGAAAAGCATGAACTTGTGAGTAATAAAGACTCTCTATTGTGTCATCATGACTCATTTTAGGGCCAAAAGTAAGGATTTCGTTGATTAAATCAAACATATTTTTCCTTAAATGTACAGTTCCTGTACTAAAACGGGCCGCAAGTCCCGAATAAATGCGATTTCTCTTTTGTTGTCCACCCGGTTTCTCAGGAATTACTGCAATATCGTACTTATTTATCCTTCTTCGCTCATCATTTAGGGCCTGAAAGATACTTCTATTCATAGCAACGTCCTCTACAGTGGATGACATACAGTTATATTTCTGATGCAATTCTAGGATTATATCCACAACTCCTTTCTTACCAAGTATCTCACCAGTATCTGGATTCTTAGAACCAATAGTCGGAATACTTCTATGCCTTTCATATTCTAATACATATAATTCATTATTAGAGTCAATAGCAATAACCATTATTACTGAGAAATCGCTATGCTTAGTATCTATATCTGTAGCAGGGTCGCAACCAATGAATGTATTGACAGGAATATCATCATTATCCTTAACAATGTAATTAATGCCATCTTCATTTTTGAAGTACCCTTCCCAGTATCTGATATGCTCTCTTCTCCATATTGCATCTTCTTCACTCATAACCTCCATCATATATTCTTGGTAAAACTTCTGAGGCTGACCTGAATCTGCGTAGAATTTTTTCTTCTCTTTTATTTTCTTTAACGGAAAAAACGATTCCCACAATGGAGTATTCTCATCCAATAATGCTTTATAAGTAATGACTTTCCATGAAAAATTTTTATTATCTTTTTTAGCCTTTGTGTAATTAGTAATAAGATTGTTAATGAAAGAGTCATAATGTACGGGAGTACCATTAACACGCAACCTACCAGTATGAGGCTCAATAGCGGGATAGACAACAGCGGTAACCAGATTAGCGTTCTTATCCCTAGCCTCTTTCGTGATTGTGTTCGCTTCGTGTTCGAAGTCATCAAGGACAATGAGGTCGTATCTCTTATGAAGTTTTGCTCCTCCTCTGATTCCTGCGACATTACTTTTACTAATAAGTTTACACCCATTTGATAATTCTATATCTTCTTCTGTCCATTTTCTACCTCTCATAGCTCCAAAGTAGTATTTAATTTTATCATTAAATTCTAAATGGTGTTTGATATAATCCATATTACCAACACTAAGCTTTTGTGTAGCAGAAACCCAAGCATAAAATAAAAAATTTTCTCTTGTTGCAAATACAAAGTCTTTAATTATTGATGCTTTGGTAAGTACGGTCTTGCCATGGCCACGAGGTATAATAATAGCAGTTTGTTTTATATTTGGATTATCAATGGCATCTGCTACTTCATAGTGAAAGAAGGGAGTCTCACTGCGCATGAAATCATCTGGTAGGAATAACTTCCCAAATGATATAAGGTCTTTACTAGCTAATCGTAGGGCTTCTTCAGCTTTCGTTATGTTCTGGCTGTTTATATTTGCCATCTAAAAACTCTTTAAATTTATCTTCATTATCTTCCATTTCAAT